AGTTATCTGGTGCAATAACTTGATATGTAATAGGTTGTGTTCCAGTTGCTGTTATTACATATGTGAAAGTGCTATTTGTTGCAGCAGCTATAACTAATATTGAATTGGTTATTATTGGATATATTCCAACATTAGTCTTTGATGTACTTCCCGATATATTATTAGTTGTTGAAACACTTGATATTATACTATCAAATAATGAATTGCTACTCATTTGACCGATTAAATTGTAATCTATTCCACCATATTGCTTTAATGGTAAATCTTGTATAAAATCCACATTTGAATCTTTTTGTAACTCGTTCCAATATGTTTCACTTATCTCAGATGCAATAATAATATTGTTGAAAGAATATAAAATAGTGCCACCCTGATTTTTAATATCAGATTCTAGTAGTGAATTATTAATCAAAATATTATCAGTATCATTTAAAGTTAATAATAGTTCATCTATATTACTTGTTATACTATTTATATTGTCTGTTGAAACTGCCATTTTTTAAAATTTAATTTTATTAATTAGTTGTATTTTTATATTTGGTATATATTATAACTGTTCTACCAGCTTTTGGCCATTCCGATGCTGTGTCAGTTTGAGCACTTGTCGTGTTTGTTGTAGAAATTGGTGTAACTGTATCATTACTTGTAATAGTGCTAGAATTTAAATTTGTATTTTCCACAAATTTAATATCCTCAAAAAAAGAATATGTTCCAGAATATAATAACGTTTTAACTCTATTTTTACCCATAACTTGAGTTGAATCTGTTGATGATTGATCCTTATTAGAAAATATTGTTAGATAAAAATTATTAAATCCCTTATTATATATTTTCTTTAATACTGTTAAATCATTTTCAACAATTTTAAAATTTACAGTACCATTTTTAAAATCATTATCAGCTTCATTATATATAGATTTGTCTATTGATTCTGTGTCAGATTTGAAAGACAATACAATCTCTGAATTATTTAAAATGTTTGATAAATCATAAACTTCAAATTGATTAGCAGATCCAGTACTTGTTTCTGGTATTTTTGCAAGTCTAAACTGTATAATATTATCAAATGGGGTCATTATAATATTTAGCAAGCCCATACCTTTATAATCATTACTTGATGATGGACTATTAACTATAATTTTACCAACTTCTATCAGCTGTGGGGAGTTTACTTTTATTATTTCTGATGTTATATTACTAGAAAAATAATCTTTTCCAAGAACAATTTCATCTGGTTTGGAATTATATATCTTAAGTTTATTTAAATTTTGAACATTTAAACTTATTAGTTTTTTACCATATTTTTGTATATTTCCACTCAATCCTATTGATGTATATCTTTCAATAGTACTCATATCAATCAAATCTATAACTCTCATAGTAACTTTAATTGCTGCAGTAGTATTTGAAAAAGTTAAAATTGGTCTATATAATATTTTTTTAGTAAAATCATCGTTAACACCACCAGTAACTGCTATAGTTTGCATGTTTGTTTGTATGTTTTCTTCATATAAATATATATCATATTCTATTCTTATTTTACGACCTTTATTTTCAGCTTCTCTAACAAAATTATCAAGATTTTCATTAGATGTACCATAAGTTCCGATTATTTCAAAAAAATCACCATCTGATGATTCTTGAATACTCACAGCTAAAGTGTTGTACTCTGGTGCCTTTGGAAATGAAGATTTAAATGATTCAGTTGTATAATAGTATGTTGTACCTAAAATTGTTTCCTTTGTTATTAGATATTGAAAATCTAAAAATATTGGTGCAGTTTGACTTAAACCTTCTGATAGTGTCAAATTATCATTGATACTATTATTCCAAACAGTGTTTTCTGTTGCTGATGTTGATCTTTGATTAGATATATAATCTACAGATGGTATTTGAAATTCGTAATATTTACCCCACTCTTGCTGATCATATATAAATGGTGATATAAGTTGTGTTAAGCCAGAACTGGATGTGGTTGTTGCATCAAAAAATATATTAGACAATTCATATACATTATTATTGTAAAAACCATATGCATAAATTTTCAAATATAATCCAACATAATTATTAAACGAAAAATTATATGTTGTTGGTAAATATAATCTAACGTTATCATATGGAACTGGTGCAGAGTTATAATCTTGTTCTTGAAGAAAATTATATTTTGTTGTATCAACAACTGTATATTTCTTTAAGACTGAGTCTAATTGAAACAAATTACTATTTATGTTGTTGACATTATAAGTTGATAAAAAACTTCTTTTTTTATTCTCATTAAGATTAGTTATAACTTTATAGTTTTCACTAATATAATTTTGGTTATCAAATGTCCATTCCATTAGAACATTCGGATTTATCTTCATAAATTTTGACACTTTTGCCATTATATTAAATATCTTTTTTTCTATATATAAAAAAATAAACTTTGTATTGTAAAAATAATAAAAATAATAAAAAAGTTTTATTATGTCAGATTTAAATTCAATTTATTCAAATATAGATCCAGGCAACAGCTTATTAAGCAGTTTAGGGAATCTATCACACCCAACAACATCATCAAATATTAATACATTAAGTTCAAATGTATATACAGGTAACATATACGCTGGTAGAATATATAATGACACATCTGCATATGATAATTATTCATCAACTAAACGAACATTCTACAACGCTCTTAGTATTTTAGACTACAATGTTGATTTCGAATTTGACGATAAACAATTATTGAAAAATAATTTAAAATCAATAAAAAATAAAAAATTCACATTTAATTGTAATTATGTTGGAAATAGAATTCAACCATATGAATATATTATGAACTTAATTGAGAACAAAACAAAATTTTCAGTTAAAGTTAAAGTGTCTAACATTTTAACAATTTGTTACACTGGCGTACAATTCACTAAAATTCAAAATAACTTATCTTTTTCTGGTGATTGTAATTTCAGTGAACTTAAAGTAAAAATTAAATATGATAGTGTATCATATGAAAATCATAAATTGTCTGAAAAAGAACTAAGAACAGATAAATTAAAAAAAATAATAAATAATTCAGAAGTATAAATGGATTAGCTAAAATAGGGCGAATGTATTTTTATATACACAATAAAAAGATATATATGAGAAAAACTACTTTTATTTACGCATTAAAAGATCCTACAACAAATGAAATAAGATATATTGGAAAAGCAAATGATCCAAATGAAAGATATAAAAATCACATCAACAAATACGGAGATAAGAATACTCACAAAAGAAATTGGCTTAATAAATTAAGAGAAGAAAAATTGAAACCAATACTTGAAATATTAGAAGAAGTTTCAATTGATAATTGGGTAGAATTTGAAAAATCATATATAAAAAAATATTTAGATGCTGGTTGTAAACTTTTAAATTATACTGATGGTGGTGATGGTGCAACATTTGCGAATAGTGGTTCTTTTAAAAAAGGAGAAGGTGGTAAAAAAGTTGTGATGCTAGATAAAGATGGTAATTATATTAAAACTTTTAATATGATAAAAGATGCTGAAGATGAATTGGGAACAACATCAAGTGTTAGTGCAATTTTAACAAAAAATCAAAAAACTAGTAAAGGTTTTACATTTCTATATGAAAATGATTATAAAAAGATGACAGATGATGATATAATTAAACATATTGAATTATCAAAGCCAACAATATTGACAACAAATAAAACATCATACAAAGAAGTTGAAATATACCAATATGATTTGAATATGAATTTTATAAAAAAATGGAAATCATTAGCTGAGGCTTCAAAAACATTAAACATAAATAAATCAACAATTTGTATGTGTGCTAAATTAAAAGGAAAAACTGCTGGAGGGTATATCTGGAAATATAAAAAATAAATTAAAAAATGAAAATAATTATAGTCAATGGTGCAGCGAAAAATGGGAAAGATAAGTTTGTAAATTTTTGCATAAAAAATCACACAAATAGTGTAAACTGGTCAACAATTGATACAGTTAAAAAAATCTCAAAAAGAAATTTTGGTTGGGATGGAAAAAAAACAGATGAAGCTAGAAAATTTTTATCTGATATAAAAAGAATATGGAGCGAGTATAATAATGGTCCATTTTCTTCTATGATAGATAAGATAGCAAAACATTATAAAAAATTAACACCAATAGATAAATTAGATGCTATTTATTTTATACACTGCAGAGAGCCGCACGAAATTAAAAAGTTTGTAGATTATTATAAAGATGATTGTATTACAGTTCTATTAAATAGAGATGATAGAGAAGTGCCGAATAACGATTCAGATATGAATGTTGCTAATTATGATTATGATTATTATATTGAAAATGATGGAAATGTAAAAGATTTAGAAGAAAAAGCCATTGAATTCTTAAATAAAATATTAAAGAATGAAGAATCATAATTATTCAAAAGAGTATCATATGGGTGGAAAAGAC